AAGGCCGCCGAGCTGCTGGGCCGCGCTGCGGCGCACATGCACGATCGAGCGTCGACCTATGACGAGCCAGAGGGCGAGCGGTCGATGGGCAAGATCGTGACGGCCTTCAACGCCATCACGGGCCGCGACCTGACCGAGAGCGAGGGCTGGATGTTCATGCAGCAGGTCAAGCTCGTGCGCCTGTTCACGCGCAGCGAGTACCACGCCGACAGCGCCGAGGATAATATTGCCTATGCCGCGTTGCTGGCCGAAGCGAAGGGAGACGGACGTTGACGCACGATGCACGACGGAAACTGGAGCAGGACATGTGTCTTGACCCAGATGTTTGGGCAAAAACTTTTATGGAGATAAAGAAGGAGGCTGACCTCCATGAAGTCAGCCTTTGGTTCTCTTCTTGCCTATCGACCGCGTTTATGCACGGACAGCAAAGTCCTCGTTACGCTTCTTTACAGCAAGGCCGCCCTCCGAAAAATAGCGGAACTTCTTGTAGTCTCCCGCCTTCGTCGGTTGCAGCCTAAATTCACTGTCTTTGCTGTAGTTTTTGTGTCCAGTCAGCCCGTGGGCCGCGTCTATAACACGCATCTGTTCAACACTCAGCCTTGGAATATTCTCAAGACCGGGGAACATGTTTTCGTGCGGCTCCAAGCGTTGCCGAATGCGATCCCAAATGTTCCACTGGTTGCCAAACAGATGCAAGCCTGACCCCGCCATAGCGTCCTCATTGGCTGCGACCACATCTTTGTATGTCTGGCCCATCAATTCGGCTTTTTGCGGTTCAGAAATCCAATCAACATCCGCAAGATAGTCAGGAACCGCTGGGTTTACGTCGCCTGATTTCACGCGGAACTTTGGTGAGGGGGAGTTGCCGACTTCTGACAAGAGTAACTCTTGGATCAAACCCTTGTTCAAATCTTCGAAAGAAGTAGGCGCTTCTTTTCCTTCTTTTGCTGCACGCATAGCCGCGAGGTTAAGCGCCCGTTTTTGGAAAGCCTCGCGTTTAGCGGGATCAGCAAGAATGGTGTCCATGTACCTGTTGGCCATGTGCCGATCAATCGCAGAGACACCGGCATCGGGCTGCCACGCAACACCAAACGACCCAGTTTTGTTTGATAGGCCGGGAACCTGCGTTGCCATGCGTTCAACAAGGCCGGTCCAGTCTTCGCCCTCTTTGCGATGGAAGAAAGCTGGGTCGCGCCGAAACAGATCGAGGAAGTCCGTGTATCCCGAATAGTCAACGCTGCCCCGTGCGCCGATACCACCCTTCGAAGCGGCACCCAATCCCATCCGATTAGCAAGCGCGTCACTAAAGGCTTCTCTCTGTTCTTTCGTGACTGCGTCCGTCAGTTCCCACGGCCTGCTGTTTATGATGCGATCCAAATCTTCCATCGAGTTCATACGAAGGCGAGATGTGGCAAGCTGGTTTGGCGTTAGCGGGTTGTTGGGCGATGTATAACCAAAGGTCAGACCCGAAAGCACCTTGGCGTCCGAGAGACCTTCAGGCTCGTCCATTGATAGCATCAGCTTACGCTGGATGCCACGGTGGAGTTCAGGATCAATCCGCGAGGGGTCGATCCCTGAAGCCTTCATCTTAGCCATGTCTTCATAGGTGAACCTGCCTTCGAGGCCGCCCGGTATGTCGAAGCGTTCGCCACCACCTGCCTCATAAGGAAAGGAGACAGGCTCGTTCAGTGGCCCAAGATTTGGTACGCCCAGCGTATCGCCGAGGTCAGCCATCTGGCTGCTAGTCAGTTCCCAAGGCTGCATGCCCTTAAACGTAAGAGGTACGTTTTCCTCAGCGTTGAAAGAGCCAGACACAGATGCAGGTAAAGAAGGCGCTGTTTCAGGCAACGGGGTCCGTGTTTGAGCCAGTGGCTTTTGGTTGGCGCTAGGGCCAGAGCGGGCAGCACTGAAGCGTTGTATCGGCCTTGATGGTTTGCCCTCTTGCGTAACCGTCAGTTCCGACGCGGTCTTCGCCTTCGGCGTAACTTTCAAATCCGCAGCCTTCGCGCCTTTAATAGCTGTCTTCTCTGCGGCGTTAATCGCTTTACGTGTGGCAACGCCTGCGGGCCGACCGAGGATAGGCACGGCGGACAGCACGGCGGTTCCCGCCATTGCTTCCATCTTCTCAGCCTCGGCATTGCGGCCTTGCGCCCGCAGTTCTCGTGCGGTCTTGCGGACGTCACCGAAGTCACGGATAGCCGCAAGTGGTGAGAATATCGCATCTTCAATAAAGGCGTTCGGGTCTTTTACCGCCGCGTCATAGGTGGCTTTCGCGATGCCCTTGACGTCACGAACAACGCTCGAAGGCGTAGAGGTCTTGGCGTAGTTCACGACACGGCCCGGTATCGACGCAATTCCGCTGCCGAGTTTACCTACGTTCGAGGTTGCCGCTTGGTTAGACTGGCGGCGCTCGACCTTCATCGCATCGATACGGCGTTGACGCGCTCTTTCGGCATTCTTTTTGCGGGATGAAACGCTACCAGTCATCGTAAACTCCTCTTAGCGGCGTGCGCCGTAGTGTCGTGCCATATCGGCGATGGTTGCCCTGCCGCCTGTCTTGAACGCCTGCACGCGGCCACCACGCTTGAGCGCCCGCACTGGCCCGCCCTCGGTATCAGGCACGTCCACGAACTGGTTCAGTACCTCGTCAAAAACCTGAAGGTTGAACCCATCAGGTGTTGCGCCGGGCACTTTCGGTACGTTGAAGTAGGTTATTGGTACCTCCTCGGCAGGCATGGCAGACAGGCCGCTAGGTCCTTCTTCAGTGAGCGACGGGACAACCACTTCGAAGTCATCTGAAAGCTGGCCGCGAGTGTCTTCAGGCGGCGGGGCAATCGTCGATGCGGCGGCAACGCCACCCTTCGTGACGCGGCGCTCAAGCGCCCGATCAGCCGCTTGCTGGACCGGAGCAGCCGCCTCAAGACGTGTCAACACCTCTTCAAGTTCTTCGGGGCTGCTGGCTTTAAGCATACGCGCCAACTGGGTGTATGTTGCGCGCGACACGTTCGCGTTTCGCATGCCAGACAGAAAACGTGCGGTTCGAGTAGCGATGTTGCCCGGAGTGGGGTTGACAAAGAGGTCAACAGCGTTTTCGATGTTGCCGCCCGCAATCTGGTTCTGGATGTCTTCGCGTTCAGCAGCTCGGCGGAATGTCGCACTGTTGCCGGTGGCCTGACCGAGATCGTTAAACAACTGCTCTTCGCGCCTTAGCGCTGCCTCGAACACCTGAAACTCGCCGGGGTCCATTACCGCTTGAAACTTTTTCAAGGAGTTTTCCTTGAGGAGAGTGTTGGCAAAGTTTTGACGCCTACCTGTATCCTCAAAGCCCTTCAAGACTTGCTGCATAAAGCCAGTCTTGAAGGCCTGCTGTTCGCCCGGAGAGTAATCCTTCATAAACTTGCCAAACTGCTGCCAGCGCAAGCCACCAGAGTTTTTGCCCTGTTCGAGAGCTTTCTTGATTTCGATGTCGCCCTTGTATTGCTGGCGCGCAGCTTTATACTCCTTCGGGCCGATGTCATCCAGTCGCTTTACGAATTTGTTGCGCAGATCGCTCAGGGCCTCGGCAGGGCCGCTCTGGCCGCTGGCGTAGAGCGCGTTAATCTTGCGATCAAGGGCAACCTTAACCTGATCGAGCGTACCCATGTCTGGAGCCATCTTGCCGGTGGGAGAGAGACCAATCACTGAGCCTTCCGCGTCCATGATTGGGTCGAAGATTTCGCGCAGCTTGAACTGTGACGGGTCCGCGCCCTCAAGAAGTGCGCCTTGTTGCTTCAAACGCGAGGTTTCAAGCGCATCAATGTACGCAGAGCGGATTGCCGGGTCGTCCAGAACCTGCATGATGCGCGGGTCGCGTATTTCTATGTCCTTCCAGCCCGAACCGTAGTTCTTCTCGGCATTGTCGCGCAGCGTTTTGATGACGCTCTCCTCCGACGCGAAGTAATCTGGCGTCGGCACCGCCTCTTTCGCAAGGGCTTTGACGCGCTGCGGGGCACCAGACTGTAAGTTGAACAGTCGGCGGGCGAGATCGGCTTGTTCGCCGCTTGGTGTATTGACCACGTTTTCAGTAAGACGGCTAAGTTCTGGCGATAGCCCGCCAAGGGGCAAGTTGTCTATGCCATACGTCTTTGCCAATTCGGCTAGTTCGGCAATTTTTGCGTTGTCCAAACCGCCTTCGGCGATGCGGCGGCTGATGATGCCCGCTGCGCGGCGGGCTGCCTCTTCGTCGCCCATCTCCGTGCCACGCGCAGATAATACGCCGCGACCAAACTTGACCGCCTCGCCAACGCCGTACCCCGCAGCACCCAATGGAACGCCGAGGGCACCACCGATAACAGCTTTGCCCGCGCTGTCCACAAACCCTTCGCCCGAACCGAAACCCGCAGTGCCGCCAGCAACTGCGCCCGTAGCGGCAGCTCTGGCGAGAGGTGATGATAATTTGCTAATCCCTGTACCGGCTTGGATTGCCCGTCCGGCGACGTTAACACCGGGGACGAACATGGTTCCGATGCCACCTGTGATATTCAGAGCGGGGCCAAGGACGGGATACG